CCAAGCTTTTAGGTTCCCCCCCGCCTACAGCGCTTACCAGGCGCCGCCGACGCGGGGAACCGGCTTACAACAACATGGCTACTTGTTTAAAGCACCATGTTGAGGTGCACTGCACTGTCCCAGTGCAATGCGTAAACCCCACTGTCCTGTTTGACAGCGGGCCCGTCCGGTGAGTCCCAGGAGGGAGCCACCAGTGGCTTCTGGACGTAAACTGGACCGTGTATTTGCCTCACGGTAAAGCTCACATCACCCCTAGAGGAGGTTTCAGCATCGTCTAACATCAACGACGCTTTCTTACCCCCATCTAAGTAGCCCCCTAAGGCGCAGTGCAGTATTCCGAAAGGATTGTACGAAGGCAACCCGCTTGATGCTATCTTGCGAGTCACACGACGTACCTCCTGGTTGGAGCTGCTTCTGCGTGGTCCACCCAACTGTATCCTCACACTGCCATCCCGTCCCAGGATAACCTGGTTACGCGTGGGGCGCCAAGCATGGTAAAGAAACGAACCATGGTATCGGCGACTACGCTTCGGGGAAATAACAAACGATAATGGCAGGTGAAGACCGGCGTCATCCGACTCCCAACGCGGGACCGCTTGACGCGGCACCGACAGAAGGAGTAACTGGACTGTTCCGCTTAGACAGATTCCCGTCTTTGCGGTCCACCGGTTGAGTGCGTTGATGAGGGCGTAACGGTCCTGTAGTGTGGCCAGCGATTTACAGTATACTGGGCGCACTTCCTTGCCGAGATACCAATCGGCACCACAGGACTCGCGAAACGGTCCTTCAACAAAGGACTTGGAGCTGTTAACTTTAAAACCTAGGAGGTCCAGCAGACGTAGAACACCACGTACAACCTTTCGGCTGCATATGATGTCGTCCCCAAACACCCCAAAGTCGCAAGCGGCGGGGCACGCTACATTGGCGTACTCTCCGTCCCAGATCACAGGGGAGCGACCCGTGTAAACCTGGTAAGCAGCAACAACGACACCCGCAAAGATCATCGTCTCAACGGGGAAGGTGAAACCATTCCCCATCGTTGACAACATTCCTAGCGGTTCCCACTCGCCTGTTGTTAAAGTTTTGCTCGGCACAAGCACCTGTTTGCATCGCAACG